TCTCAAAGGGCCCGCCCCTTCTTCCGGGGGGCGGGCCCTTTCGCGTGCTCGGGGGCTACTGGGCGGGGGCGACCCACCGGCGGCCGATGGCGCGCCACACGCCGTGGGACTGCGACAGCTCCACGACGTCCCAGCCGTTTTCAGCGCGCCACGCTTCGGCGCGCTCCCGGGCCTCGGGCTCTTTGACCGCGTAGCCGTCTGGCCACGAGCGGGCGCCGTGCTCCATGGCCTTGCCGACCCGGTCCAGCCGGCGGGTGATGCCGGCGGTGGTCTCGACCGTGGAGGCGCCGAGCAGCGCCATCATCTGCTCGGCGTTGAGCGGGATCTCCAGCAGCACCATGCGCGAGGTCTGGTCGGTCACCTCGATGTAGGCGTGGCGGGGGGCGCGGCTGTCCATGTTGATCGGGAAGGCGAGGCGGACGCTGACGGGGACGGTGTTGCCGTGCTGAATGAGGCCCATGATCGTCTCCTGTTCGATCGAGGGGGGAGGCCCCCGGCGGCCGCCGGGGGCCCGGGGGGCTTACAGCAGCTCCAGCACCCGCGCGGTGATGTCGATCTTCGGCTGCCGGGTCGGCGCCTTCGTCTTGCCGGTGGCCATGCTGTCGTTGATCGAGCGGACCAGCCGGGCGCTGGTCTCGGTCATGTTGGCCGGGAACACGATGCGGGACTCCCAGTCGGCGAACTCGGTCACGGCCTGCACCGCGCCGTAGCCGGTGTTGCGCACGTTCGCCTGCGTGTCGGCCTGCGTGAACAGCCCCATGAGCTTGTCGTGCTTGACGTCCCACGACGCCTTGGCGCTGGGGGTCGGGTCGTCGCCGGGGCCCCACAGGCCGGCGATGATCTCGGCGAACTTGGCGTCGGTGACGTTGACCTTCAGCAGCTCGTCCCACTCGGCGGCGGCGGCCTCGGTGAACTTGGGCACCAGGGCGAGGGCCTCGCGGGCCATGGCGACCTTGAGGTCGGCGCGCTTGGTCTTCTTGACCACGTAGGTGGCGAAGCCCTGGGCGCGGCCGGCGCGCACCGTGTTGGCGCAGACGGGGCGGATGGTGGTCAGGTACGTGACGGTCGGGGTGGACTTGTCGTAGCTGGTGAGCACGACCACCCAGATGCGCACGCCCTCGTCGGTGATGCCGCCGACCTTGATGTCGTCGGGCAGCTCGAAGCTCATCACGGTGCGGCGGCCCTGGTACAGCACGGCGCAGGTGGAGGCGGTGGGCTTGGCGGCGTCGATGATCGTGTCGGCGTAGCCGGTGAAGATGTCCCGGTTGTTCCACAGCGGGTAGTCCTTGGACGCCTGGCCGAGGATCTCCGGCTCGCCGGTGGTGGGGTGCCAGCGGCAGATGTTCATGAGGCCGCGCGGGTCGTCGATCTCCTTCTTCACCGTGATCGGCGAGCCGGGGGCGATCGGCATCTCGACGACGGCCTTCACCGGGGTCCTGAAGATCTCGTAGTCGGCCCCGGCGGCCTTGAGCAGGTCCTCGGCGGTGGCGGTGTCGCTGTTGATGACGGTGCCCAGCTCGTGCCAGGCGCCGTAGTAGCGGGCCGAGAAGCCACCCGCCGTGCCAACGCTCTTGTCGATCTCGTGGCGCATCTTGTTCTCGGCGATGTCGGTGGTGGTGCCCCAGCCGGCAAACGTGGGGTCGTTGGCGGCGAGCTGGTCAATGGTGGCCTGGTCCATGGTGGACTCCCTCTCCCGTGGGATGCGCCCTGGTGGGCTGTACCACCACAGCATACACACCACGGGAGAGGCTGTCCAGCTGGACGGCTACTCGTCCGGGTCCGGGAGCTTGACCTCGGGGTTCGGCCCGAACACGGTCCACATCCAGGCGGCCAGGAAGGCGAGCGGGAACAGGGCCGAGCAGGCGTACTTCACGCCACCCGCCACTCGCCGGTACCGAGCCCGTCCACCTGGATGCCCCTGGCGGCGGCGCGCAGCGCGGCCAGCAGGCGGGCGTCGGGACTGTCCAGCTGGGCCGGCGCATCGACGCTGTACGGGAAGGCGTGCTGGTACTCGACGACGCCATCAGGGGTCAGCACCTCGGGCACGCGGGCCACGCCCCGGGCCGGCGGCGCGACGGGGCGCATGGGCGGCGTGGGCGGGGCGGGGCGGCGCTCGGGCACCGGGAAGGTGCGGTGCCGCCGCTTGTGCGACCGGTCCGGCGTGGTGAAGGCCATCGGCAGGGCGATGCCGGCGCGGGAGTGCCGCCCGGGTGGCGGGTAGGCGCCGAGGGTGAGCACGACGCGGGCCTGCCGCCCGCCGAGGCCGTAGACGAAGGCGTAGGCGGCGGCGCCGAGCGCGGCGGCGTAGCTCGTGAGGATGAGGTTCATGACTGCCTCCTTGGGCAGGACGGTAGCTGGTCGGGGGGAAAGATCGACAGGCCCAAGCCTCGGGGGAGTGGGGCTTGGGCCTGTCGGGGGTGCAGCTTAGGCGCGGGTGGCCCAGGTGGGCAGCACTCGGGAGCGCTGGCCCTTGTTCCACACGTTGGTGACCACGTCGGCGAAGCCGTCGGGCTTGGAGATGCGCCGGGTGTCGGCGTTGGCCCGGACCTCGGCCAGGAAGATCTTGGCGCCGCCGCGCTGGCGGGCCAGCTTCGCGGCCAGCTTGTCGAAGTCGATCTCCATCTCGGGCGCGCCGTAGCGGTAGGCGAACATCCACATGCCCCGGACGAAGACCAGGTTGCCGCTGATCGTGGTCGGCCCCCACGCCTGGGCCAGGGTGACCAGCGCCCGCCGGGTGGCCTGCTCGTCGCGCTCCCAGCAGGTGTAGACGGTGTTCAGGGCCCGCATGGTGTTCGGCCGTCCCTGGGCCATGCTCCAGCCGGCGAGGCGCAGCGCCTTCTCCGAGGCCACCGCGATCGGGTCGCCCTCGGTGACGGCGATGCGGAACAGGTCGGCCGAGGTGATGGCCTTGGTGTTGTTCAGCCGGCGGAAGAGGGCGGCCTCCTCGGCGAGGGTCAGGCCGCTGTAGACCTGGCACGGGATCGGCTTGGTGCCCAGGCCCTTGGCGCACAGGGCGGCGCCGCGCGTCTGGCCGTCGATCCAGACCATGGTGCCGTCCTCGCGCGAGGAGACGGCGGGGATGCCAAGGGACTCGTGCGAGAAGTTGTCGGCGATCTCCTTAACCCGCTTGGGGTCCAGGGTGCGCTGGGCGCGCTCGTCGGTGGTGACGTCGGCCGGGCGGACGCTGCCGATCTTGGGTCGTGACACGGTCACTGCTGGGGTCCCTTCAGGTGGTCGTTGAGCTTGGTCCGGAGTCGGATGAGCTTGGTGTTGGCGCTGCCGAGGGCCTCACGCCACTCGGTCAGCTCTTCCTTGGTGAGCTGGGGGTTCAGCTCGCCGATCACGTCGAGGCCGTTGGTGATCCCGGCCAGCCGGGCCACGATGTCCCCGATCACGTCGCGCTGCTTGGCCGCCGGCATGACCGGGGTGGCGGCGGCGGCGAGGCGGGCCCGGAGCTTCTTGACCCGGTCCCGGACGCCGTGCGCCCCGGCCTCGCCCCGGTGGATGCCGAGCAACTCACCGTGGGCGTAGGTCCGGACGTCGGGGTTTTCGTCCGGGTCGTTGGCCACGCCGATGAGCCAGCGCACGTTGGCCATGGCACCCTCGTGGACCTGACAGAACTCGGCCAGGTCGTGGTAGGGCTGTTCCTCGCGGGCGGGCTTGAGCAGGTCGACCGCCTTGATCGCCAGGTAGGCGGCGTCGACCAGCGACCAGGGGGTGCCCGAGTCGTAGCGCTGGTCGCGCTCCATGTCGAGCATCATCCAGGCCACGAAGTCCGGCCAGGTGCGCAGCACGTACACCTCAGCCTCGCGCTGGCCCCGGCCGCGCATTGCGGCCAGCCGGTGCTCACCGCCGAGCAGCACGTAGCCGGCGCGAGGCTTGTAGACCACGGCAATGCCGCCGTCGTGCGCCGCCAGGTGACGCTGCAGGTCGGCGACCCGGGCCGGGTCCAGCTGGGCGCGGTGTGGCGCGGCGAGGATGTCGCCGAGGCTGGCCGCGCGCAGCTCTACGTGCTGAAGGTAAGTCGCAGGCGGCTCGCCGAGCCGCTCCGGGGTAAGCCGGGCACCGCCAGCGGGTCCGGGGGTCCGACCCACCACGCCGCCCCGGTCAGCGTCGGGGGTGTCTCCGGGTCCATCCATCGGTACCCCACGTCCGTCGTCAGAAAGTGCCATCCGTATCCGTTGACCGTGTGCAGTAGGGCCGGGATGCCGGTCGGGTCCGTCACGAACTTCGGGACGCGCCAGCCGAGGCCGAGGGTCAGTTCCCACGTTTCGGCGTGCTCCGTCTCGTCGTGGCAGGGCCGACATAGGGCTAGGATGTTGCGCACGTCGTTGGCGATCTCCGCCGCCGCGCCGTGCACACCTCCAGCACCGCGAGCCTGACGGTGATGCGGGTCGAGTGGTCTTCCCCACTTGCCGCATCCCTCGCACATGCCGGTGGGTCCTTGGGCCCGCAGCATGACGAGTCGCTTGGCTCGCTCCCAGTCCACTTACCGGTCGTCCTCCTTCCGGTCTCACCCTCGGGTGGCCTTGATCGGCAACCCGTCCTCATGATTGTATAGGCAGGCATGACATGTCAAGCGTAACGGATGGGAGGAAGGACCCCCGCATGACCCCCGACAGCAGGAACTATCAGCCGCTGACCGGCGAGGAGTGGGCCGCCGCGCTCGCCCTGATCAGCGAGCTGTTCGGCATCGACACGGCGGAAGACTCTGACCCGCTGATCGATAAGCCGATGATCGCCAAGCTGGCCGGCGTCGCCGAGGGCACCCCGGGCCAGTGGGAGCAGCGCACCCGAGAGGGCACCGAGAAGGTGCCGTTTCCCGAGGCCGACGACACCCGCTACCCGGACAAGCCGCAGTGGCGTGCGATCAGCACGATCATCGAGCGATTCCTCAACCCGTCCGGCCGCTGGCCGCGCGGGGTCGTGGCCCGGGAGTCGACACGGGTCACCGAGCGGTACAGCTACGCCAAGCTGGCCCAGCTGGACGCCAGCCTGGCCGCCGTGGTCGCCGCCCGGGGCGGCAACGACCGGCGCGAGCGCTCCATCCAGGGCTGGCGCGGCTGGCGCACCCGGCTGGCCAACCAAGCCAGCGACACCAAGCGCACGGCCTGATAGAAAGACCAAAGGCCCGGGGTTCGCGGCCCCGAGCCTTTGAACGAAACTGCCCCCCTCAGGGCGTCGCTCTGCGCTCACTATACCGATGTCGACGGGTTGACCGTCGTCACCCTTACCGGGTGAAGTGGCCAGGGTGATGTCCGCGACATCGAAGGAACCATCTGTGAGTGACGGCGGATTCGTCATGGTCCCCGAGTGGCTGCGCGTCCGGAAGCCCGGCGGCGCGGCCATCCTTGTCTACATCACCCTGGCCAGCTTCGGCACGTGGAACCCCGGCTCGGCCCGGTACGACGAGTGCCGGCCGTCCGTGCCCACCCTCGCCGAGGAGACCGGGCTCGGCGAAAGCACGGTGCGCCGCGCGATCAAGGACCTGACCCAGCTGGGTGCCCTGGAGGTCGGTGGCGTGCGGCGGGCCGCCAACGGCGGCGAGCTTCCCCGGGTGTACCGGGTTGTGTTTGGGCAGGTCACGGCCCCGCCATCTCAGGTACCCCCCCCGGGTACCCCGGATGGCACCGGGGGGGTGTCACCCGATACCCCTGGGGGGGTACCTGAGATGACACCCAACCAAGAACCCTCTACCAAGAACCAACACCAAGACTTTCTGCCGCAGGATGCGGCAGCCGACAATGCCGGCAAGATTCTGAAGGGGCTCATCGACTGGCTACGCCTGCCGGAGCAGGGGCCCGTGGAGCTGCCCAGCCGGATCAGGGGCATGTACGCCAAGGGGATCAAGAAGCTGCTGGACGAGGGCTCCGACCCGATCCGGATCAAGTTGGCGCTGGGCCGGATGCACGATCGCGGCAAGATCGGCTCCCCGTCGCTGCTGGATTCGTTCGTGGTCGAGGTGCAGTGCCGCCCGGTGAGCGCGCCGCCGGCCGCGCCGAAGACGTTCAAGCAGATGGACCGGGACGATGACCAGGCGAAGGCGAAGCGCGCCGAGGCCATCGACGCGGCCTTGGTTCTGATCCAGCAGCAGCGGCCCCAGCTGGACTGGCAGGCCGCCTACGACCTCGCCAGGAGTGAGGTGGACAGCTACCTGGATAACCACCCCAATGGGTTGAATGGGAGTAGCGGCACTGGGTACAGTCAAATGCAGGTGATCGACTCCGCCGGAGACGTCGTGGAGGTGACCGGACCGTGAACCTGCGTGAGGCACAGGAGCTGCTCAGCGTCATCGCTGCGTATGACCGGGGCGGGTTCCCGGACAACGCCGCCGAGCTGGTGTGGTACCCGGCACTACGGGGCGTGGCGTACGCCGACGCCAAGGCCGCCGTCGACAAGCACTACCGGATCAACGCCCGCGACCCGCACACCGGCGCCGTGCGCCGCGTCCTGCCGGTCGAGGTGGCCCGGGTCGCCGAGGACATCCGTGCCGCCCGGGTGCGCGCCGAGGGCCGCAAGGCCGTCGAGGCCGCGCCGGGGAAGGTCGGCGTGCCGGCGCAGTCGAAGAAGGCTCGGGCCCTCCTGGCGCAGTTCCGCGAGGAGAACACCCGGTACGTCAAGCGGTACCGCGAGCAGGCGGCGTAGATCCCCCAGCTGGACCGACACCCCCGGCGCCCTGGAGCCGGGGGTGTCCCGCATCTCGGGGACCGTGCTAGGCTGTAGGCTCACGCCATACAGACTAGGGAGAGTCGCATGACGAGTGCCTTCACCTCCGACGAGGTCGGTCAGCTGATCGGCTCCGTGATGGAGCCCGCCGAGACCGCGCCGATGCGTGTGGAGCCCGGCCCCAGCGGGTCGCTGCAGATCCTGCCCGCGCTGATCGAGGTTATGCGCGACGTCACCCACGTCGGCAAGGACGGCCGCAACCTTGAGCAGAAGTACGCCTTCCGGGGCATCGACGGCGTCATGAACGCGGTCGGCCCGGCGGTGCGCAGGCACGGCGTCATTGCGGTGCCGTACAAGATCGAGATGAAGTACCGGGACACCCTGACCACCGGCAGGGAGCCCCGTCCGACCCGCGAGGTGACGAACCTGGTCACCTACCGCTTCTACGCCGCCGACGGGTCGTTCATCGAGGCCCAGGCGCCCGGGGAGTCCCTCGACCAGTCCGACAAGGGCTCGGCCAAGGCCATGAGCGTGGCCCTGCGCATCATCTGGCTGCAGATGCTGACCCTGCCCACCCAGGAGCCCACGACCGACCACGACGGGCAGTACCTGACCCGCTCCAGCGACACCCGGCTGACCGCGTTCGAGCGGTCCACCGGCCTGGCGATGCTGACCCCGCCGACCGCCGAGCAGCGGGAGACGGCCGGCGAGGAGATGCTCACCGCCGCGTTCAGCCAGGCCCTCGCCTTCAAGGCGTGCCTGGACGAGCACAGCGCCTGGGACCAGCCGTCCGGCGACGAGAACGCCGAGCAGGCCCCGACGTGGCGGGAGCTGTTCACCGGCCGGGTCGCGGCCGAGATCGAGGCGACCGACACCGGCGTCGAAGTCAACCAGCTGTGGAACACCCTCAAGGCCGTCCAGCTGGACATGGAGCACGACGGCAAGCGCTTCACGCAGCTGCTCAAGGAGCGCGGCCAGACGATCAAGGAGCGCAACGCCACCGCGCTCAACACCATCACCCAGCAGGTGCTCACGTCCAACCTGGACGACCTGGAGGGCGACAACTCTCCCGTCCTGCGCTCGATCGGCCAGGCGTACGACCTGGGCCGCATCACGTACGACGAGTGGAAGCAGCTCCGCGCGCTGTTCGAGGAACGTCGCGACAAGCTCACCGCCGAACTGCCGGGCGAGCCGGCCACCGGACCGGAGGGCGAGAGCTGATGTTCAAGTTCGAGGCGCTGGTGGGCCATATCGGACGGCCCACCAGCGACGGGCGGGTCATCACCGCCCTGGAGCACGACGACGGGCCCGTGCCCGTGTTCGGTCAGGCCGGCAATGGCCGGTCCCTCATCGGCAGGGCCCAGTACAAGGAGACGGACGGCGAGGACGTCACCTACTGGCTGTGGCTGCACATCCCCGACGTCCTCGTGCCGCTGGTCCTGGACTCGCCGCTACGCCTCGCGCTGAGCCTGAACACGAGCTTCATCATGCCCACGGGGCCGGGCGGGCCGCTGCAGGTGTCCGGCCGGGTGGCCAGCTTTGACCTCACCGACAGGCCCGCGTGGGACGACCTGTGGATCAGGAAGGTTGCGGCATGAGCTGGTGGGAGGCGCTGCTCTGGACGGCCGGGATCATCGGGTTCTGGCCCGCGCTGCTGGTCGGCGGCGACTGGGTCGGGTTGCGGCTGCAGCGCCGCGCCGACCAGCGGCTCCGGGGCAGTGCGGTGCCGCGCACGATCATCCGGGGGGACGACAGTGAGTGACGAGAGCAAGGCCGCGCCGGTCGACCCGGCGCGGCCCGCCACCCCCGAGCTGGACAAGCTGGTGGCGGTGACCGCCGAGTCCCAGAAGCTCGGCGAGTTCCTGGAGTGGCTGGAGCAGGATGCTCGCCTCGTGCTCGCCCGGGTCACCGACCGGGACGAGCTGGTGCCCGCGTCCGAGGACATCAACATGCTGCTGGCCCGCTACTTCGGGATCGACTTGATGCAGGTGGAGCAGGAGCGCCGGGCCATCCTGGCCTACCTGCGGAAGGAGGGCGAGGACTGATGCCGCTGAAGAGTTCGACGTCATGCCGGGTGTGCAAGCGCTGGCTGGAGGGCGACTGGGCCCGCGCCAGCCAGGAGATCGAGGACCCCGAGGAGCGGCAGAAGGTCCGCGACGAGCTGCAGCGGCAGATGGACCAGGGGCACTGCGACGGCTGTGTCATGCCGCGCACCCGGGCCCAGCTGCTGCAGCTGATGCTGGCCCACGAGGCCGCCGCCGCCGCGTGCAAGGCCGCGCTGCGTGACGAGGCCGCCGAGCTGTTCACCAAGCACGGCAGCGCCGACACGTGGCGCTTGCCCGGCGGCCAGGTGATCACCAGCCAGACCCACGACCGGGCGTCCATTGTGGACGAGCCCGCGTTCCTGGCCTACCTGGCCAAGGTCCAGCCGCACCAGGTGACCACCCGCATGGTCACCGAGCCGGTCAACCGCAGGTGGGTGCTGGAGGAGTTCCTGCCGGCGCTGCAGCCGCTGGACCCCGACGAGCTGGAGGTCGGCGAGCAGACCCAGCTGATGGACGCGGAGGGCACCCTCGTGCCCGGCGTGACGTGGGCGAAGGGCGGGGGGCTGTCCTCGGTGGCCATCCGGCCCGATTCGGCCGTCACGCGCCGGCTGAGGGCCGCCGCCGAGGTGTACGCCGCCGGCCTGGGTCGCGCAATGCCGGAGCTGGAGCCGTGATCATCCGGGCCCGGTTCGTGGCCGGGTTCGGCCAGCTGGAGCGCCGGTCCGAGGTGTTCGGCGAGCACGGGCGCTACGAGGTGTGGGTGGGCGACGAGACACAGGCGATCATGGCCCGCGTGCTGGAGACCCCCGACCTGCTGGAGGCGCTGCGCCTTGCCCGGGGGTGGATGGACTCGATCGATCTGCAGGAGGCCGCGTCAGCGCAGCAGGGCGGGAACGAGGGTGGCGAGCACCCAGCACAGCAGGCCGGCAGCGACCAGGTTGATGCGCGCGGCGGCGACGCCGAACGCGGCCAGGCCGAATAGCAGGGCGGCGAGGATCAGGAAGACGAGCGTCACGGGGTCCATGTAGCCGTGCTACCCCGAGCAGCCCCCTTGACCAACACGTCAAGGGGGCTGTATGCTGTGGGGGTACAGCACGCCACCCCCAGGAGGTCCCCATGGACATGACCCAGCTCCCCCGCCAGCTTGACGCGATCGACTACGCCGCCCAGAAGCTGGGCTACAACGTCCGCGAGGTCAAGGACCGCACCGACAAGATCCGCGCCGAGCTGGCGGTCCGGCCGTACGCCCCGGACGTCCGGCAGTACGTGATCAACATGCGGGGCTGGGACATGCCGCCGCAGTTCGGTACCCACACCTTCCTGGACCTCCAGCTGGAGCGCCTCATCGACATGCTGGCCAGCGACGCCGACCGGGCCGCAGAAGCCGCCCTGGTCGCCCGGTTCGTGGACGCATGATCGTCAACCTGTGGAGCGTCGAGACCGGCCAGGGGCGCCGCTGGCGCTACCGGGTCGGTCTCGGCCCCGCCGTCCAGCTGGAGACCGACGGCGGGCTGCACCTGGCGATGGACATGGCTTCCGCGCTCGCCCAGGGCGCCGCCGATGCGCCGTCGCTCGCCTGGCATCGACTTCCCAACGGCACCTACGCCGCCGAAACCCCTGGAGACCCGACGTGAGCATTCGACGCCGCAACGACGACGGGGACCGCCGCACCGGCTACGCCGTCGCCCTCATCTTTCTGCTCGCCTGCATCCTGCTGGCGCTCTACGTCGCCACCGCCACCGGGATGGTGAAGTGGTGAGCCAGCCACCCATGATCAACAGCCGCCAGGAGCTGGTCAACTTCGCCACGGAGCACCAGCTCGGCGACTGGCATGAGCCGGACGAGGTGGACATCGCCGCCCGGTTCACCGTCCGGCCCGGCGGTGTCGGCATCGACCTGGACAACGCCTTTGGCGCCGGCTACTGCTTCGGCAGCTGGGACCACGGCGGCCCCTACGCCGAGCTGTTCGTCACCATCTGCCGGATGGACGTCGAGGCCGGCAAGGCCGTCTACGGCCGTGACCTTGCCGCGATCAACCTGGCCACCCTGCTGCGCATCGCCAGCGAGCACGGCGACGCGCCGGCCCCCGACGAGCTGATCGGGGACCTGATGCGTCAGCTGCACGTGGAGCACCGCGAGCGGCTGCCCGGCGCGCTGGCCAACCGGCTGAAGTGCCTGGAGGACGCGTACCGGGCCCGGCGGAAGTGGTTCAGCCACGCCCGCGACCTGGCCGCCCAGGTGGAGGAGCTGCACGCCCAGCTCCGGGAGCTGCGGAAGGTTCGGGTCGGCGACTACATCAACGAGGGGCGGCCGATCCCGGCCAACGCCGACGAGGTGATCGACCAGCTGGGCGACCGCTGGCGCCGGACCACCCCCGAGCGGCTCGCCGAGGTGGACCCCGAGATGGTGCAGGCGATTCACGACGACGAGATGAGCTGGATCAACGTCGGCACCGACGGCCGATGGGGCGGCGGGGCCAGCAGCGATGAGGGCTTGTGCATGCCGGTCAAGGTCACGGAGGTGCGGTGATGCGCTGGCTGCTGCCCCTCGTCGCCAACGGCTCCCCGGCCCTGCTCAACGACCGGTGGCTGGTCCGGATCGTCTCCGACTACCACTCGCCCGACGTCCGGCACGAGCTGGAGTTCAGGCTCAACCTGGCCACCCCGCCAACCGTGCCCGTGGACTTCCTGACGGTGATCTGGCGGATGTACAACCCCGGGGCCCGTGGGGTGCGGGTCTGCTTCCCCACCTTCGGGCTGCCGATGGGAGCGATCGGCGGGCCGGCGGCACCGCCTGTCGGCGTCTTGGCCGAATACAACCCCGAGGCGCCGCAGGGCATCCTTGCCGCCGACGACGAGCGCGGCGTGACGTTCCAGCTGGAGGTCCGCCCGGTGTGGAAGCCGGACCCGCGACCCTGACCCACCCGCACGCGACGAGGGCCCGGCGGCCGAAGCTGCCGGGCCCTCGTCATATCCCCCCCCGGGGCGTGCGGGCGAGCCTACTCGACCAGGCTCGCTGAAGACGGGTCGCCCTTTTGCGAGGCGACGATGCCCTTGAGCACCGAGACGAGTGCCGCGATGCCCGTCCCGATCAGGATGTGCGTCGGGTTGAGGTCGTGCGCCGTGCCGAAGGCGTCGATGCCCATCGCGGCCAAGGCGCCGCCGGCCGCCGAAGCGATCGCGCGCTCGCCGAGGTCCTTCCAGAACTTCGTGGTCCACATGCCGATCATCGTATGCCCATGTTTCAGCAGGTCAATCGGCGATCCGGACGGCCGTCAGCGCTTGACGGCGCCGCGCTCAATCGCGCACGTGAGGTGGCCGGCGAAGGCGTGCAGATCGGCAGTCGGGGCAACGGCGTGACCGTCCTTGTCGACCGCCTGTCGCAGGATCGACAGGCCACTGGCGCCCGCCGGGATCTCGACGCCCCAGCGCTGCCCGGAGCGCAGCACCAGTTGGCCCTTGGTGGTGCCGGGGAACTCGGCGTACTGCTCGTCGCCCTTGGTCCACCAGATGCGCAGGCCGTACGCCTGGCCGGTGTCGTTGCAGAAGTTGAGCCAGGCCGGGCGCGGGTCCGCGATGCCCCCCTGGACCGGCGGGATCGTCAGGGACGTGATGCGCCCCTCCGGCTGAATGTCGATCGGGCCGAAGCTGGCGCCCATGTCGTCCTCATCCTCCCCGGCCGCCGCCACCGGCGCGCCGATTGTCTGCCACGGCCGGCGGTTGTCCGCCCGCGCGTCCCCGACCACCGAGAGGTGGCCGTGCGTGAAGTGTCGATCCCCGCTCTTGGGGTTGTACGGCCGCCACGTCCAGGCCGCGAAGCCGGGCACGGCGTAGCTGGAGAACATCTGCCCGTTGGAGATGCCGTACTTCACGCGGTCGTCGCGCGATCGCCTGACGTCGTCCAGCACCTGGTGCGCGTCCAGCCCGAGATCGGGCCGGTTGGGGAAGTCGGCCGCCGTGACGATCTGCCCCCCCCAGCCAGGGAAGTTGTGCGGCGTGTGGTCCGAGGTGGGGTCGTGGGCCGCGTCGCCGATGAGTCCCCACTCGTCAGCGCCGGTGGCCTGCGCCGCCCTGGGCGCCCCAGCGCGCAGCTGCGAGTGGAACGCCAGCAGCGAATACGCCGCCCTCCATGCCGTTGCCATGGCATGGAGGATACCGCCGGCAGCGGCGGCGAAGTCGATCTCATGAGAGCCGATCGGCTCACGTACGCTTGCCGCCAGGCAAGAACCGGGGGGATTTGTGGACTTGCAGCCCTGGATGGGACAAGTGGGCGTGGCCGGCGCCCTCGTCGGGCTGCTGTTCCTGCTCGGCCGGACCTTCATCAACTCCATCGACCGGCGGGTCAGGGAGGCCAAGGAGGCCCACGCCGCCGAGATCGAGAGATTGACCGCACAGCATGCCATCCAGCTGGCTGATATGCGTGAACGAGCTGTCGCGTGGGAAGCTACGGCTAACCGACGGGAGGCGACGGTGACGGAACTCGTGACGCAGAACGCGAAGCTGCAGGGCGCCCAGGACACGGCCGTGCAGCTCCTGCGGGCGCTTCACCAGGCGCAGGGCCGGGAGATCGAGGCATGAGCTGGCGCAGGCGGGCCGAGAATCGACCACCGGGCGGGTCGCCCCCCAGCGTCAGCGACGAGACCCGGCGCGCCAAGGCCGCCGCCCGCGAGGCGGCCATCCAGCTGGACGAGGTACGCGCGCAGCGCGGGGCCATCGAAGCCAGCTCCCAGGAGATCGACGACCTCAACCGCCACAATGGCTTCTATAACCTCGTGCGCAACGCCCTGGGAGCTTCGTGAACACCCCCGACATCATCGCCGTCGTCGCCTACACGGTGGCCTTCGTGGCCCTCGTGGTGTTCGTCGTCGGCTACCTCGTCACCTCGCGCGGCCGAGCCCTGCGCACCCCCGAGGGCCGGCACATGCTGCACTTCCGGGGCTCCCTCGCCCTGTTCATGCTCAACGGCGCGATCTACAACGCGTTCGGCTCCTACCCGGGCCGGGCCTGGGTGCGCACGGCCATCGTCATCTGGTTCATGGCCTCGGCCATCGGCGGCGACTGGCTGATGCTGCGGGCCCAGCGGCAGGCCCGCCGCAAGGCCGCCGCCGGCCGCTGAGTACTACGTGCTCACCTTGTGGATGCGTCCGTCCGCGCCGAACAGGTTCGTTGTGCCGCCGCCCTCGTGGTAGACGTGACACTCGATGTAGTCGCCAACAGCCAGGCTGACGATCGTTTCGATCTGCATCGAACTCTGCGGGCCGAGGAAGTCCCGGCTGACGAACTGCGTGCCGTTCTTGCGCAGGGAGATGTCCCCCCGCGACCATCCGGTGCCGTCAACGGACGCCTGGACTACCACCTGGTAGAGCCCGGCTCCGCCCGAGGCCGTCACGGTCATCCTCGTCGGCACGGTGCCCAGGTTGATCATGCCGTGCGTGTCGACGACCAGGGAGTCCCAGGTGATCGTGGTGACCGTCGAGACCGGGATGGCCAGCAGCGCGTTGCGGTCCACGTTGGCGTACGCCGTCTTGAGGGCGGCCGTGCGCGCCGTGTCGGCAGCGTCGACCTGCGTCGCTACGTCGTCCGCCAGGTTGGCCAGCGCCGTGTGCGTGAGCACGTCGGTGACCTCGCCGTAGCGGATGCTCTGCGTGGGGGTCGTGCCGCTCACAGGGGGCTCACTCTCACGGCCTGGAAGATCGTCTGCGTCTGGTTGATACGCGCTGTCGAGCCGGTGTTCGTGTGCCGGAAGTAGCACCACACCCGGTCGTTGTACTCCAGCCGGATCATGCCGGAGACGCGGTTGTCCAAGGCCGGGTTGGTCGTGGCGTAGAAGGTCGCGCCGAGCCGCTCGCCGTTCCATGGCACGATGAGCGTGCCGGCGCCGTTGGTCCGAAGCTGGCGGAGCCACAGCTCGAACTTGGCGCCGACCGTGACCGTCCCCGTGGGCTGCATCTGCGCGTTGACGTTGACGTAGTACCAGCCGGCCGCCGCCGGGTCAGTGATCCGGATGCCGGTCCCGTCGCTGGTCAGCCCCGCGTTGCCCTTAGTGGTGCCCACGGTGTTGAACGGGATCGTGAACAGGCTGCCCGAGGACTGCGCGGAGCCGTTCGCAGACAGCGTAAGGATCTTGGACGTGCGCAGCGGGGCCGCCGCCCAGCCGGCGTCGAGCGTGTCGAGGTCGAGCGCGACGGCACGCGCCAGCGCCTCCGAGTGGGCACCGCCGTTGCCCACCTCGCGCTCGCTGCTCGGGTAGGGGTATTTGCGGTACTTGGTATAGCTGGTCATAGATCACGCACCTTCAGCGCCCACAGCTCGGCCTGGAACACGGTCGTCACGCTCGTCGTGCTGGCGCCCGCCCACTCCACGGTCAGCGCCGCGTACACCGGTGTCGCCAGCGTCAGCACCGGCACCATGCCGGACAGGCCGGAGCCGGGGTTGACGCTGCCATCGTCGTGCCGCGCGTCCTGGAAGGTGCTGCCGGCCACGCGAGCCGTGGCGATCACGTCCGAGTTGGACGCCCCCGGCACGAAGCCCGACAGCCGGGCGTACCCGCCGATCCACCAGTACCCCGTCTCGTTCAGGGAGATCTGGTAGGCGTTCACGCTCAGGTCGGCCATGCCGTTCGTGTCGGCGTCGATCGTGTCGAACGGCACGGTGCCGAAGTAGGGCGCGCCGGTGGCCATGACGTTCGCGTCCACGGTGATCGGCGCCGACAGGCGGACCACGGCGAACGGCGGGTTCACGGCCCGGTCGAGGTCGTAGAAGTGCGCCGCCATCCGGCGGTCCATGTCCGTCGCCGTCTGCAAGAAGTAGGCGGCCAGCTGCTTCGGGTCGTCGGTGGACTCAGGCTTGCGGATGTTCTGCGTCGCCGTCGTGTTGACCATGCTCACACCACCTTGATGTTGGCCTGGTCGCCCAGGTCGTAGGCCACCAGCTTGCCCCGGCGGGCCGGGGCGTCCTCGATGCGCGACGTCCCCGTGCCGGCGAAGCGCTGCACGGTCATGGTCCAGGACCGCTTCGCCCCGCCAAGGGACGGCGGAACCAGGAGCCCGTACTCGCTCGTGCTGCCGACGCCGCCGCCCGGCTGTGTCTCGATAGTCTGCAGGGCGGTCCCGCCGGCCTCCAGCAGCTGCATGATCATCACATCGTTCGTGACGGTGGAGAACCAGTTGTACAGCCAGCGCAGCTCCACCCAGTGGCCCACCGGGTGGTAGTAGGTGACGCCGTAGCGGGGCACGGCGACAACCGACCCGGTCGAGGAGGCCATCACCGTGTTGGCGCCCGACAGCACGCAGGCGTCGAGCAGCTGCACGCCGACGGCCGTGCCGGGCGCGGTGTAGTCGACCGCCGTGCCTGGCCCGAGGAGCCGGCCGAGGACGGTCCAGCTGTCGGCGAAGCTGATCATCGCCACCGTGTCACCGACGGCGGGGTTGTAGCTCGTCAGGTGAGCCGCGCCGGCCACCAGCCCGGTGCCCACCTGGACGTCGATGCCACGCGAGGTGACCGCGACGACCTCGCCGGTGCGGAGGTCGGACGGGTCTACGCTCGCACCCGCGAGCGCCTGCGCGAACGCAATCGGGCTGCTCAATCCGCCACCCCCACAAGATCGCGACCCTGGATGGACATGCTCGCATCCGGCTGGAGCGGCATCGTGAACGACACCGCGAACTGCGTCGCTGACCGCCCCCGGAAGTTCAGGGCCAGCGGGTCGCCAAGCTCCAGGGACGCGTCCGGGACGCAGGTCACCTGCCACGAGGCCGTGAGCGCACGCGAGCGGTCCAGCTCGGCTGCAGCCACGGCGACAAGCTGGCCCTGGTTCGCGGCCCCCGTGACGCGCAGCTGCTTGGAGCGCACGCCGAACGGGCCCCCGATGTATGTCGGGCTGGCCGGATCGGTGTCCGACGCCGTAGCCCAGATCGCGGCCCCGCCGTCGGTGCGGTCAGAGAGCGCCGTCACCTGGTTGTAGATGCCCGAGGACGAGCGGGTCGGGTAGGCGTCCAGCAGCACGCCGCCGGTGCCGTCGGTGAGGGCGATCGGCGCCTGCGTCAGCGGGGCCAGCCACGGCACCGCGCGCAGCACGTAGCGGCCGTCGGCCAGGGTGTACCAGTAGGCGGTGGCGGCGCTGGCGAGCGAGTCCAGCGCCTGACCGCGGTCCGAGTCGTAGGACAGCTGCGGCACCTTGGCGGTGATGGCCGAGTGCGAGCCGAACACGGCGCGCGGGTCGGCGTCGAGGATGAGCCGCTCCACCTCGTCGACCACCAGGTCACCAACCTGGCTCGGCATGGGCGATTGGAAGCCGGCGCCCGCGACGCGCAGGGCCGTGTCTGACGCCTTGATGCGCACCACCCCGCCGGGCGGTGACACCTCCTCGATCGTGCCGACGAACACGGGGAACTCGTCGGTGAGGCCGGAGCCGTAGCGGATGCCCTTGAACGCGCGCAGCTCGGTGCCGTACGGGTTGAGCAGGTCGGTTGTGCTCCAGGGGTACAGCACTTCGGGCACGGTCAGGTCGAGAGTCCGGGTGATCCGGCTGTTGAGGCTGGCCCGGACCGAGCCGCCGAAGAACACCGGCACCTGGCGGGTGTACGGCTGGTTCGGCGTGTAGCTGCGCCAGACCAGCTCCTCCTTCTGGATGCCGGCGCGCCACACCTCCACCCGGGCATACGCCTCGTGCGGGGCGGCCAGCGCCCGGCGATACTGCGGCGTCGTCGGCGGGATCATGTGGTCGTGTTCCCGCGCAGCACGTCAAGCCAGGTGACACCTGCGGCCGTCGCCGCCGCGAAGGTGGCGTACTTCGTTATGTCGACGTACCGCGTGCGCGCCGTACCTTCGGCGGGCCCCACGGGGGGCAGTGTCTCCTGAAACTCGGAAGCCACCAGCCGCCACTGCTGGCGCTGGTCGCCGTGGATGCGGGCCTCGCCCACGTCGCCGTGCAGCTGGTACTGCTGGGGCTCGCCGTAGTCGCCGTTCATCAGCAGCAGCAGCGGCGCGCCGGTCGCGTGGAGGGCGCGCACCCGGGCCAGGTCCGCCAGGGTGGCCGTGGCGACGCGCATGGACGACTTGGGCGCCTTGCGCACGCCGTAGGTGACCACCGAGTACGGGGAGCCCTGGATGGCCATGGCGGCGCCGTCAGCGGCGAGCGACTTCTCCGGGCCGACGCCCAGGTAGGCCACGCCCGTCGGCACGGCACAGCCGGCAAGCTGGTCCAGGTCGACCTGCAGGGCGATCTTGGTTGCCGGGTGCAGCGGGTCCATCCACCACCCGGTGCCGTTGCTCGGCACGGTCACCGCCGAGCTGGTCACGGTCGTGGTGCCGGAGCCCGTGGACGCGTACACCTCGTCCGCGTACAGCGCCAGGTCCGTCGGCGGCGTGCCCGCCATGCCGAACACCAGGCGCATGTTCGTCGTGGTTGCCGGTGCCGTCGCGCTGAAGCCGTAGGTGCCGAAGACGCCCGGGAACGGGGTCAGGTCGTTGAAGGCCCCGACGGAAGACAGGTAGGTCGTGCCGTTGTACCACTGGATCTGCACCCCGACGCCGCCGGTCCAGTAGTCGCTGAGCATCAGGCGGCCCGTGATGGCGTAGCTGGCGCCGGCCGTCGCCGGGATGTACTCGGAGACGGCCTTCACCGTGGCGTTGCTGCCGTTCTGGACCAGCTTGGCGCTGGCGTTGCCGACGACCGCGTAGTCCAGCGACTGCGTGACGGTGCCGATCGTGCCCTGGCTGGTCGTATCGAGCCACTCCAGGACGCCGCTCTCAAAGTCGCCGTTGTAGTTCAGCGGGATCGAGGAGCGGTACTGCACCGGCGTATCGAGGGGCATCTCATGGTCGTAGGCCACGGCCACGCCCGCCGACAGCCAGGCGTAATCGCCGTCGCGAAGCCGGGTGCTCACGCCGCCGGCCAGGCGGTCGATCCAGACGCGCCGCGTGTGGGTGAAGTCGGTCCAGTTCACCTCCACCCGGACATACCCCTCGCCGGGCACGACGGTCGGGGTCACGGTGCCCATACTGCCTCCTCCCACTCTCCGTCACATTGATCTTGGCCCGGACTGGCGCCTCTAGGCAGGGCAAGGGTTTCTGACACCGATACCGTCCACTGTGGAATTACGCTGCGTCATGCCGCTCGGGCGTATGCCAGCTGGCCGCCCTGATCATCGAGGGTATCGTTGACGACCTTCTTGACGGTGGGGATGATCACGCCGGACGCGTCCAGGTAGTTGACCACGTTGACCACGGTCCGGGCGCCCCGGCTCAGCATGCCCAGCAGGCCGGACTGCTCGGCCAGCTCCTGGGCGCGCCGGGGGTTGTTCAGCGGGATGACCGCCTCCGGCCCCGCCTCGCCGACCAGGGCCAGCGTTGGGGAGTCGACAACCGCACCCTTGGCCAGCTGGGGGATGCGCGGCAGGGTGCCGGGGAGCTTGTCGTCGATCTCGGCGATGCCGCTGTTGATCGAGCGAATCACCCAGTTGATGCCGGACTTGATCGTATCGACGATCTTGTGGCCGACGTCGCTGGCGAAGGTGCCGATGTTGGCCAGGCCGTCGCCGATCTTGTGGCCCAGCTGGACGGCGGCCGTGTACAGCGCCGGGCCGATCGCGCGAATGCGGTCCGGCAGGCCGGTGAAGAAGCCGATGACCTTTTCGAAGCCTGCGGCCACGTTGTTGTAGGCGTCAACCACCGTGCGCTGCCACAGGTCGGTGATGAACGACCAGATGGCATTGCCGGCGGCCGACAGCAGCCCTGGGATGGCGAGGAAGACCGCCTCGACCTCGTGTACGCCCTCCCAGAAGATCGCGACGGCGCCGTCCCAGATCGCCTGGGCCGAATTCATGATGTTGGTCTTGAGCACATCGAAGGCCGCCGGGATCAGCTGCGGCAGCGACAGGATGATGCCGATGACGTTGCCGACCCACTGGAATACCTGCTGGTACCAGGACTTCATGGCGTCGATCAGGAAGGCCTCGCCTGCGTCCTTGAACCCGCGCAGGGCCGATACAACCCTGTCGGGCAGCGAGGCGAAGAACGTCACTGCGGAGTCCCACCAGGACGGGATGGTCTTGGTGAAGAAGTCGCCGATGGCCTTGCCGGCGCCGACCAGCCAGCGCCAGATGCCCACGAAGAAGCCGCCGATCGCCTTGCCGGCACCGACCGCCGCGCCGCCCACGATCTCCAGGCCCTTGACCAGCAGCCGCACTGTGGTGAAGAGGAAGTTGAGCGCCTGGAACGACTGGATCAGCGACCCGATCAGGAAGACGATGATGTTGCCGGCCCAGTGCGCCACCACGCCCAGGTTGTGCAGGGCTTCCTTGCCCTCGTCGGTCTTGAGGAACCCATTGAGCTGCTTAAATGCGTCGGCCATCCCCCGAATCGTGTCCGTGCCCTCGTCGCCCAGGCTGTTCAGGATCGTGCCGACGAACTTGCCGACCTCCTTGAACAGGCTGAGCAGCTTCTTGCCGATGTCGGCCGCGCGGTTCAGCCAGCCGCTCAGCGTGCCGTCGGTGGAGATGCGCCGGGTGAAGCCCTCGAACCGGCCCGCGAGATCACGGAACGCGGTAGCGCCGCGCTCCAGGAACGGCAGTGCCGGCCGGATCAGGTTGAGGAAGCCCTGCGCCAGGTTGGACAGGGTGGGTTCCAGCGTCTGCACGATGCGGTTCGTGGTATCCAGCAGCGCGGTGAACGTGCGCAGGTTCTCCGGGCTGGAGAACGTGCGCAGCAGCTCGGCGCCGACGTTGCCGAGCGAGCCGGCAATCTTGGCCAGCCCGGGGCCGACGGTGGCGAGGAGCGAACGGATCGCCGGGCCGACCACGCCCACCAGCGGCTGGAAGAACGCCTGCTGGATGCCGGTCTTCACGCCGGTGAACAGGCCCTTGAGCCCGACCACCTCCCGGACCACCGAACGCATCGACGACGGCAGGCCCTTGAGTGCCTCGTTGAACTTGCCGACGTCGCCGCTCAGGCCCGCGCCGACCGCCTCGCCGAAGCCCTCGAACGCGATGATCAGCGGCGCGATGGCGGCGACCCCGACGCCGGCCGCCGCCGGCAGCGCGAACAGGGCGGCGCCCAGCTGGAACAGCGCGCCGGCCAGACCGGCGGCGGCTGGGATTGCCGCTGCGATCACGCCGGCCTTGAGCCCACCCAGGACGTCGCCGCCGCCGGAGATGACGCTGCCCACGCCGCTCTGGATGCTGCCGAACGCGCTTTGGACGCTGCCGACCCCGGTCTGCACCGTGTCCTTGATCGTGGACGTGATGCCGCCGAAGAAGCCGCCCAGCCCGGAGAGGAAGCCGCCGGACTCGCTGGAGTTGCGGGAGAAGATCTTGCGCAGCCCGGACAGGATGCCCCGACCGCCCTCCTCGCCGGCCTTGGCCAGGCGGGCCTTGGCCTTGCGCTCGAAGGAGCGCCCGAGGTTCTCGGCCGCGTGCTCCCCAGCGACCTTGGCCTTGTCCTCCAGCCCGGTGAACTCGACGCCGGTCAGGCCCTCCTTGAGAGCGGCCTTGAGCTTGGCCCGGAGATCGGCAGGGAACTTTTTGAGATCAGCAATGATCTCGATGTACGCCTTGCCGATCTGGGCCATGTGAGCAGCGTACCGGCCTCATCGTCCGGAGTGGATCAGGCGGTTTCCAGGTCCTGCATCTGTTGCATTGCGGCGAAGAACTGGGCCGTGGCCTCCTTGCGGTCATAGACCTCGGCGATGGCGACGTCGGGCGGCGGGACGGTCAGCGAGAACTTGGCCTCGGCCCGCTCGGCGTCGTCCTTGGCCCCGTCGAGAATCATCACGTAGACCACGTTGCAGAAGGCGCCGATCGAGATGGTCTCCAGGTCCAGCCCGTCCTTGGTGAGCCGGCCGTGGATGATCGGCCACACGTCCGGGTGCACCGCGTTGAGTACCAGCCGGGCCCCGACCCACCACTGCCGGCCGGTGACGACCCCGACCACCTCCCGCCACGCCAGCTTCAGCTCATCGGCGCCGATCTTGCCGCGCAGGAAGTCCCGGGCGATGAGGTGCTGGTCCTCCTCGTCGAGCAGCCCAGGGATGATGGCGCCGCCGTCCGGATTGGCCAGGGCGGCGATCCAGTCGGCGGCCGGCAGCGCCGGCAGCTCGTACAGCCACTCCCCCAGCTGGACGTCCACCCCGACCGGCCGGAGTGTGGCCAGAACGTCCATGGCCTACCTGCGGCCCTTGACCGCCACCGCCGGCCGTCGCTCCCGCGCCCGGCGCTCCTGACGGTTGTTTGCCGTCTCCTCGCCGATGTCGAACGCCTCGCCCATCTGCCCGGCCAGGTCGATGAAGTCCTCCAGGTCGGCGGTGTTGCGCGCCAGCGCGCCGAGCACGTAGGACCGGCCGACGAAGCCGGCGTTCGCCTCGTCCTCGCCCGGTTCGACGAACAGGCTCTTGAGCATGGTGCCGAAGTTGACGACGGTCTCCAGGTGCTCCTGGAGTTCGGCGCCGGTGTCCTGCAGCGACAGCACGGCCAGCATGATGAACGCCTGACCGGGGGACGGCTTCATGAGCGTGACCTGGCGGTCCAGGAAGGTGAAGGTGCCGGTCTCGCGCTCAGTCTCGGGGGGGGTCTCAACCATGGTCATGAGGGTACGTCAGATGCCGGCCACCTTGGCCGCGCCCAGGCCGCCCAGGAACGTCACCTGGTAGCCGCGCAGCACGGCGACGTCGAGCAGCGCCCGGTACATGTACGGGCGGGCCCTGGTGCCCGGGTGGTTGACGTAGCCCTTGGCGATCCAGAGCACGACGCCCTTCTTGCCCTTGCGGAGGCCGGTCCGCCCGCTGGGCTTCTTCGGCACGAGCGTCTGCACGCCGCCGGCCTTGGCCCACTTGAACGACAGGGCCTTGGCCTGCTTGGCCCGGATGGTGTGCGGCGCGGTGCCGCGCTGCACCCACTCGTCGTACTTGACCCGGTTTTCGATCCGGCCGGTGACCCTGGTCGGCGACACCCGCATGGTCATGCTGATGCCGCCGCGCAGGTTGCCGGTGTCGACCGGGGCGAGAGCCTCGGCCCGGTTCTTGGCCATCCGGGTGGTCTGGAACACGTGCGGCGATGCCTGCCCGACGGCGACGGACAGCACCACCGCGCGGTCAAGCTCGATCCGCCCCCTCATTGCCACTGTCGGGCTCCTTGATCTCACGCAGGTAGCCGGTGTCGATCCAGCCGCGCTGTACCGGGTCGGTGTCGTCGAGCAGGACCAGGTGGCCCTTGACGAAGGGCCCGAACGAGGTGTCGGCAACGAACAGACGCTCCATGGTCACTCCACACAATCGCAGGCCAGGGCCCGCACCAACAAGGTCATGATCTGGCCGCCGCACAGGCCGCCATTCTCCAGCGCCACGACGGGGTTCTCCACCACGGAGCGGGGGCCGTAGACGTCGCGCAGGCAGCAGGCGACCCGGCGCAGCGCCGCGCCGTCGTCCTCGGCGTTGATCGTCGCCTGCAGCCACTGCGCCTCGGTGACAATGTCGCCGGCCGCGTTGGCCGCCACCGGTAGGCACCGTTCGATGCCGATCTCCAGCTGGATGGCGTACTGGCCGGGGCCGTCCGGGCGGGCGTCGGAAATCTGCTCGGGGAAGTTGGCCGTCGGAATCAGCTGGCCCCGCCGCACCCAGGCGATGCCGTCGCAGCACTCGTTCGTCGTCGCATCGGCCTGGAACTCGAACGAGGCGCCGGGGCGGATCTGCACCCGCTTGGGCGGGAACTGCAGCTTCCCCACCTCGGCGACCAGGCAGGCCCGCGCCTGCAGCAGGATCGGCATCACCATCGTGTCGTGCACCACCAAACTGCCGCTGGACACCTGATCAACGCTGCCGCCAGTGCCGGCGCCGCCGGAGCTGTCGAAGATCACCACTGGCCCGGTGATCGTATCTGGGCTGCCGCCGGTGCCGGCCCCGCCCGAGGCGTCGCCGAGCGCCCGGCCGTCGAGCGTGCCGCCAGTGCCCGCGCCACCCGAGGCGTCGCCCAGCTGGATGCCGTCGAGCGTGCCGCCGGTGCCGGCGCCGCCGCTGACCGGGTCGGGCACCACCACCGGCGTACCGGCGTCGAACGCCACGTCGACGAAGTACGCGTTCCCGTTGAACGTCTTGGACGGGTAGCTGGCGATGGACTCGATGAACGCGCCGTTGAACAGCTGCCCGATCCCCACCGGATCGGCCCCGGTCTGCGGCGCGGTGATGTTGCCGTTGGTCAGCCCCGAGGCGTTGAAGAAGCCACCGGTGGCCGCGTAACGACCCTCGCTGGTCCGCACCCCGACCCGGTACGCCACGCCCGGCGTGACCGCGACCGGGGTGATGGCAACGGTGTTCCAGGCGCCGGGCGTGAGCGCGCCGAACGTCCCAGACCCCAGCAGGGTGCCGGCGCCCGTGCCGGGGCTGCTCGGCCCGTCCGCTGCGGTGATCTGGTACAGCACCCCCTGGTAGGTGCCGCCGCCGACCGTGGCCGGGCCGTAGAAGCGGATGCCGCTCACCGTGCCCGCCACCGCGAAGGTCATGGTGAGGGCGACCGTGACCGGCTGGGCCTCGTTGATGTCCGGCAGGGCCGGCGTCTGGCTGGTCCACAGTGATGCGCTCACAGCGCCGGCCCCCCGCTACTGGTGGATGAAGTGCGCGAGGCCCAGCGTGGGGTGCGGGGTCACGGTCCAGGCCTGCCCGGTGCCCGACTGGTCGCTGCCGAAGTCGGTGACGGAGACCAGCGGCGACGTGGCCGCCACGCCGCTGGACCGGTCGGCCAGCACCAGGTATCGGATGCCGGTAGCCGAGAACCCCGGCCAGCTGGGCGGGTTGGCCGAGGTCAGCACGGTGATGGCGATGCCGTAGCAGACCCAGGTGACGCCGCCGTCGACCACGGTCAGGCCGATCGCCGTCGGGAAGGCGGGCGGGGCGCCGCCGGTGACGCCGGAGACGGCCGCCGCCCGGTAGAGGAAGCCGTTGGCCGCCGCCGGCCGAACGACATCCCCCACGGCGTAGGTGCCCGCGTTGGCCCGCTGCGTAGCCCAGCTGTTGGCCACGGTGGTCGTGCGGGACACGACGCCGGCCGAGGTGCCGCCGGCCGTGTAGCCGCCGCCGGTGGCCAGCTCGTTGGTGGCCGCGCTGGCGTAGGCGTCGGTGGCCCGGTTCAGCGCGTAGCCGGAGCCGTGGAGGGTGTAGATCATGCCGTCGTCCAGGTCGACCTCCGCGTTGACGGCAAGGCGAAGGAAGTTCGCGTACAGCTGCATGGTCGGCTCCTACCGGAACGTGGGGAGGTCGGGGGACAGTACGCGCGGGGGCTGCCGGAGTCCGTAGGGGTTCAGCATCGTGATCACCGTGTCGACCGACTCGACGCCGGTCAAGCCCTCCTTCAGGAAGTCCGAGGTGTCCACGAACTGGATCTCCACGCCCTGGCGGGTCACCTGCTGCACCCGGCGCGGCAGGATGCAGCCCGAGGTGTTGGTCTTGGCCTTGGCCAACTCACAGGCGTAGGTGCCGGCCGCGTCGAGCAGCACCGCCGGGGGCGCCACGCCCTGAGTGAAGGTCACCGACCAGGTACCGGGCACGCCGGCCGGCAGCGAGAGGTCCTGCACCGCCGGCCAGGACAGGCCGCCGGCCCGGACCAGCCAGGAGCCCTGCAGCAGGTACTGCGACGGGTCCAGCACGACGCCGTCGATGGTGACGTTGGTGACCGCCTGCACCTGGCCGGGCAGCATGAACTGGTCGGGCTTGCACGCGCACGACGACATGCAGCCGCACCCGCCGCCGTAGACGGCCACAGAGGTGCCACCGTCGCCGCGCAGCCCCCAGTAGCCCTCGCCCTGCAACCCGACGTTCCAGGTCTGGTACAGCGGCTCCTGGCGCTGCCAGCAGGGCCGCACGGTGACCGGGCAGCCGCCGTACTGCCGGCCGGTGGCGGCCCACAGGATGAAGGTGGCCATCCGGGTGGCCCACGCCTGGTCGTCCAGGGGGTAGTCGCCCCACGTCGAGCAGACGGCCGTGTTGATGGTCCAGCTGGCGTAGCAGGGTTCGTCGCCCATGATCACTCCCTATGCACGCCCGGCCGCCAGCCCAGGTGGGCGGGCGGCCGGACGAGGGTCGAGCCTTACGCGGATGCGCCGATGACCACGGCGTCGTACTGGACCGCCGTGCCGGCGCCGCTGTTGGCGAAGCGCAGGATGTCGGCGGTCGCCGCCGTAACGCCGTAGGCGGTCACGTCCGGCGCGGTGAGCAGCAGCAGGCCGCCCGGCCGGACCGTCAGCACGCCGGTGGCGCCCAGGATCGTCGAGACCGGGTTCGCCGCCGCCGCCCCGATCAGCAGGTTGTTGACGTTGGCCGGGTAGGCGTACACGGCCAGCACCTTGATTCGCGCCAGCGCCAGGTTGACGCCCAGCGGGTCCTGCAGCGCGGTGCCGTTGAGGTCCAGGTCGTCGACACCCGAGGCCGCGATCGACCGGGTGTCCCACCAGATCTTGTCGGCCTGGCTGGCGCCGACGCCGCTGGTCATGCTGCCGGACCGGGCGAAGGACAGGCTGGCCGACGCCTTGGACGCCAGGTCCAGCAGGTTGTTCAACGTCCCTGCAACGTTGAGGCTGTACGAGACGTTGTCGAGCGTGGGCATAGTCTGCCTCCTACGGCAGCGAGACGGCGCCGGCCGTGACAGCCGGCGGCGCGAGAGTGGTCAGCATCATGATCTGGTGCTGCTTCGCACCGACCGGCACGAGCAGCGGGGACGGGCCCGGGGTGCCCGAGATCCGGTTGATCACGTTGTACGGGCCGACGCCCCAGCCGGCCGCCTTCTCGGTCCGCGCCGACTTCAGCGGGAACGAGATCACGTCGTTGGCCACGGTCCAGTCGCCCGGGATGGCGTCGCGCACCCACGGCAGCAGCATGTAGCCGTAGGACTGGACCCCGTTGATGCAGGGCAGGCCCTCCAGCGACGTCCACAGCTCCATCGCGAACATTGCGTCCATGTCCTCGTCGATGCGGTACCCGACCGCCTCGGGCGTGGCCGCGTCGTTCATCTCCAGCGGGGCGCCGGTCGTCATGTTGTAGGCGTCCGGGCTGACCCGGGCCAGGTTGATGTTGAGGTTCCACCACTTGATGCGCGGCTTGCCCCGGGTGTTGTAGATGAACTTGTCGTTGGCGCCCTTGAGCTTGTACTCCTGGCCGTCCTCGACCTCGGCGGTGCCCTCGACCGACACGAAGCCGTCGGTGACCAGCTGCGACTTCGGTCCCGTGACCGGGTTGCCGCAGGCGTCCAGCTTCGTGATGCGCATGACCTCGCCCTTGAAGGGCTTCAGCTCATAGGTCGCCACGGGAGTTACTCCCCGCTCTGCTCAGCGCCGGTCTCAGCCGGCGCCTCGTTGGTGGTGGTGTCGGCGGCCTTGGCTGCCTTGGCTGCCTTGGCGGCGCGGCGGCGGGCCGCCGTGCTGGTGGCCGGCGCCTCGTCGCCCTGGTCGGCGTCGTCGGTCTCGTCGTCGCCCTCGCCGGACTCGTCCAGCTGGGTCTCCTCCCCGGCGGCAGGCGCGGCCTCGGCGGCGGCAGCCCGGCGCCGCTCCAGCACCTTGGCCGCCACCGCGTCATCGGTGACGACGAAGACGCCGCCGCCCTGGGTGTCGGGACGGTGCGACCAGGCGACCGCCGACGCGTCGGCGTCGACCTCGGCAGCCGCATCGAGCAGTTCGCGGGCCAGCTGGGGGATGGTCTCTCCCTCGCGCAGGCCGTATTCGGCGGTCATGATGCCCTCCGGGTCAGTTGGCCCGAGTGATGGGCGCCGCGAAGACGGGCCCCTCGATGCCGATGGCGTAGGTGCGCATCGCGAAGATGCGTCGCTGGTTGACGGTGGCCGTTGCCGGCCCGGGGTCGACGAACGAGTGCGTGCCGCCCTTGGGCGAGACGACGTCGGTGCGCCAGATGAACACGCGGCCCGTGGCGAAGATCGTCTCCACGGTGGTGCTCGGCGCCGTAGCGTTGTCCGGCGACGAGCCGGCGTAGCCGTTGCCGAACACGAACGTCGAGCGGTTGTGCGACTGCAGGTGCCCGCGCGGGGTCAGCTGGTCATCCAGGTAGACCTGGCGGTTGCCGAAGAACGGCGCCATCATCGGCCGCGCGTGGACGTACGTCGGGCCGTCGTAGGCGGCCTTCAGCCCCTGCTCAACCAGCGCCAGGCCCTCGACCACGCCCGGCGTCGTACCGACGGACGTCACCTTGCCTGCGGTGTTGAGCTGCTGAAAGATGCCGACGACATTGGACCCGTTGCCGCCCCAGAGCGCCTGTTCGACGGCCGCCTGTTCGCCCAGCGCCAGCCGCCGGTTGACCCGGGCGTACGCCTCGGCCTCCGACGTGCCGACCGGCGTGCAGATCTCCGAGGCGTACACGTTGAAGGCGTAGATGACGCTCAACGCCTCCCGGGGGTCGTACGTGATGGCGTCGTAGGCCACGTCGCGACAGGCCGTCGGGTACAGCCGGGCGGCCGTGGCCGCCTCGGCCTCGAACTGGCCGCCGGCCGTCTGCACGTGCGAGTCGGTGAGATCCTGCGGCGGGACGGCCGTCAGCAGCCCCAGACCCGACTGCGGGGTCTTGGCCGTGATCTCGATGGTGGGCAGGGGCAGCGGCACGGGAGGCTCCTTATCGCGGCAGGACGGTGAGGATCACCGCGATGGCCGGCAGGGCCAGGCCGGTGCCGCCCGAGGAGTGGACCACCTGGAGCACGTCTCCGGCCTTGAACTCCCGGTTGGCCGCCGTCGCGTTGAGGGTGGCCGTCTCCTTGGTGCCGGCCACCGAGTTACCAGCCGCCCAGGTGCGGGAGGCCATGGCCGTGCTGCCGGCGCCCTGCGGGCCCTTGTTCTGCACGGTGATCACGGCGTTGTTGGTGCCGTTGGCGGTGATGGCGGCACGCGGCACGATGTCCACGCGGGCCAGGTAGCCGTCCCACGGCATGTTCGGGCCGACGACCGTGGAGGTGTCCGCCGCCGCAACGGCCGGCATCTCCAGGACGACGAAATGCCCGTCGGTTTCCTTGTAGCTGCTCACGTCTGCGTCTCCTGGGGAAGGAGACGGGCGGCCAGGCCGGAGCCCGGCCGCCCGTCGCTACGGCTGGGGTCAGCCCTGGACCATGTTCACGGTCGCGCCGGTCGCGCCCGACGGCGAGACGGTGACCTTGACGCGCCGCGACTCGTAGCCGCGCTTCATCACGCTGACGCCTTCCTCCGTGAACAGCGCCTGGTAGCTGTTCAGCGCGAGGTTCGCCGAGTCGTAGACGGTGTCGAGCCGGATGACGTCGGCGGTGCCGACGACCCACGTGCCGGCCGGGTAGAGCAGCATCTCCACCGTCTGCGGCAACACGTAGATGCCGGCGGTCTGGCCGACGATGCTGGTGTTGGTGCTGTTGTAGGTGCTCAGCCAGTCGTAGACGAACTGGACCCGGGCGCCGCGCACGGTGAACCACCGGCGGATCTGGTCGACGGCGATGGTGAACGCCTCGTCGGCCGTCTGGTTGGTGCGCCGCTGCACGTCCTGGCGGACCAGCTCGATGACCCAGTACGGGAGGACGGCCTCAAGCATGGCGTCCTCGGACATCGAGTACTTGTACCGGTAGTCCATGATCTGCACGCCCGCGATGGCTAGCAGGCGGCTGATCACGGTCAGGTCCTTGGACAGGCTGTCGCTGACCGGCAGGTTGGCCACGTTGGTGTAGTCGAACAGCGTCGACCCCGCAACCACCTTGTTGATCTTGAAGATGTTCATCTTGTGCGCGTGCACGGTCATCGCACCCCGCACGAAGCGCTTCACCATCTCCGGGTAGCCCCGGTCCTGCAGGAACGCGCCGGTGATCGAGACACCCTCGACCTCCAGCCGAACCTCCGAGAAGGTCGGGCACGGGATGGTCATGGTCGGCTTGCTCGTCGCCGCCTGGACCTGGGCCTCCGTCTGGTGGAAGTAGCCCGTGCCGCCGAAGATCGCCGAGAAGTCCGGGCCGGTGGTGAACTGCATGCCGCCACGCGACACCGTCACCTCCGGCGCATCCCACATGCCCGCCGTGCTCTCCAGCTCCAGCAGGCCGTAGTCGATCGTTGACGGAGCGCACCAGCCGGCGGCGGCGGTCAGCGCCACGCCATCCCGGTTCGGGTCGGCCGCGTGGTCGAGCACCGCCATGACGGCGTCGCTGGACAGCTGACCCTTGCCGCTGTCGAGCGTGAGCGCCGGGTCGGCGTCGCGCTTGAGGTACATGACCGGGGTCCGCAGGAACTTGCCCGGCGCGCCGGTCGGGTAGGTGGAGAACTGCGCGTCGATGGCCTCGGCGACCGCCGTGAGGTCGGTGAACTCGTGACCGTTGGCGAAGTTCGGCAGGTTGGCCGCCGCCAGCATCCGGGAGCGCCGGGCCGGCTGCTCGTCGCCGCCGTTCGGCGGGCCCTGCAGCCCCTTGCCGCGCTTGGCCGCGCCGGCCACGACCGAGGACTTGGGCGCCTTGGCCGCCGGCTCCTCGGCCGGCTCCTCGGCCTCGGCCTCGTCGGCGTCGTCCTCGGGGGCGCTGGCGAACGCGTCTCCGGCCTTGGCCTTGCGGGCGTTCGTGGCGCCGGCCGCCGCGACGCGGCGCTCCTTCTCCGCGCGGGAGTTGGTGACGACCTCGGCGAGGCGGTCGAACGCCTCCTGCTCCTCGGCGGTCAGTTCCTCGTCGGCGTTGATCTTGGTGGCGAGGGGCTGGCCGAGGGCGAACGCCTGCGAGTGCAGGTTCGCCAGGTCGGCATCGGCGAGGGTGCTGAAGTCGGTGGGGATCTTGAGCTGTGACAGATCCATCTGGATGGCTCCATGTCGGTAGCCCGAGCAGTCATGCTCCAGGGCGCGCCCGACAGGCCCTCAGCCATCGTCCGTCAGCGGTTCTGGCAGGTAGGATAGCACCGCCCCTGGCCCGACGGCGCTCCCTCGCTGTCGGCCTCTCCTGAGGGGCGGCGTGGCCCCGGCGACAGCTACCCCGCTCCCGCCGGGGCCCTTCGCTTGCTTGACGCGTCCGTCAAGCGTGGTGTATGCTGTGGTGGTACATCCCCCCACGGCGAGGAGCCACCACGTGTTCCTGTTCCAGGTCACCGCCCCCAGCGGCAAGGTCAAGCGCTACACCATCGCCGGCAACAAGGGCGCCCTACTGGAGGCCATGGCTGCGGCCCACGCCCCCGTATCGGTCATGGAGTGGGTCTACCACAACGGCACCCACCGCAACCTGAAGTGGGTCTACGGCCCGCGCGGGGCCCAGACCACCGTCCGTGTAACCCGTAAGGAGAGCTGACCATGGGCGACCGCGACCTGTTCCCCCAGCTGGATGAGCTGGATCGGGCGCTGTTGATCGACCTGCTGCAGGGCCACCGCAACGAGGTGCTGGACGACCAGTACACCGGCTACGACGGCAGCAAGCAGGACCGCCTGGACCACGTGGCCGAGCTGCTCGGCAAGCTCGGCGCCGAGTAGCCGGCACCACACACAGCGCCCTTGACGTGGTCGTCAAGGGCGCTGTAGCGTGTAAGGGTACAGCCCCCGACTAGGAGACGATCATGACGCACGAGATCCTCGATCACCCCAAGCTCCGGGAGGAGCTGTTCAACCGAATCGTCCAGCTGGAGATCCGGTGCGCGACGGTGTTCGGCGTCGCGCCGGCCGACGGGATGGCCATCCACCGCCTGACCGACGAGTACCTCACCCAGCTGGGCCACCCCGAAACCGCCGTCTCGGCCGCCGCCAAGCTCATGGAACACCTGGTCGACCCGGCCGAACGCGGCACCGCGCTGTTCTGGACCGGCGCCCTGGGCCGGGCCCTGGGCTACTGGACCGGCGGCTGCGAACAGTGGAGCGAGAACGGCAAGGACTACCTGGGCGTACCCCCGGTGGAGGCCGCCGCGATCCTCGGCATCAGCCGGCAGGGCGTCGCCGATGCGGTGCGGCGCGGGCGGCTGGTCAAGGGCGACACGGGGCCCGGCATCCTCGCGCTGTCCATCGCCGACCTGATGAAGGAGCGCTACCCGCTGGTGGGGGTGGCGGCATGACGGGGCTGACCGCCGAGCGGTTCGGCGACGTGGAGACGGCCGGGGCCGAGTTGCCCAAGCGCAAGCCGCGCCGGGGGCAGCCCCGGCAGCGCAACCCGCGCCGGGTGACGCTGGAGAAGCTCAAGGCGGCAGCCGTCATCCTCGACGGCATGGTGCGCCGCTGGCAGTACGTGCCGGGCACGGACATCTACCGCAACGCGGACGGCAACCTGGGCCACTGGGGCCACCGCGACCGGGCCGACATCCCGGCCAGCGAGTACATCGAGAACCGGCCGGAGTTCTGGGTCGAGCTGCACAACCAGATGGCCCAGCTGGAGGAGCAGGCCCGCGCCATCCGACACTTCGCCGCCGAGCAGTACTACGCGAAGGGGGGCGAGGCGCCCAATGCCTAAGCCGGGGCTGACCTCCCGAAGCGACTGTGACTACTACCAGGGCGTGGGCATCTGCTCGTTCGGTTGCTGGGAGGAGCCGACGTGCAAGGTGGACGAGCCCCCGTGGGGCTGGCTGGCCCAGGAGGCCGCGACGGCCAGCGAGCAGGCCTGGGAAGAACGGGGCCGCCACGGCCGAGTGAAGTACTGGCGGGACGTCATGCGCCACTTCGGGAAGCGGGATGCCCGTCGTGTCTGAGCTGCAGCCCTACGCGGCCTCCGAGGTGCGCAACGGCGACGTGATCGAGATCGGCGGCGAGCCAGGCCGGGCCTACGTCGTGCTCGCCTACCACTCCCGGGCGCCGCGCCTCGGCGAGGACGAGCGCCAGGTGGAGCTGTTCGTGGAGCCGGTTGGCGGCGGCGCCCGGCGCACGCACTCCGGCGGCGCCGGGCAGACCGTGTACGTGGCGCGAGAGGTGCGCCGTGGGTAGCCCGTCCGTGATCTCGCACTTCGGCGGGGAGCACGAGTTCCTCAGCAACTTCTACGTGGGCGAGCCGCTGTCGTTCTACGGCCGCAAGTACGCCTCGGGCGAGCACATGTTCCAGGCGTTCAAGGCGTGCACCAAGGCCGACCACGAGCGCATCGCGGGCGTGGGCACGCCGGCCGAGGCCCGCGCCGAGGGCAAGCACCTGCTGCGTCTGCGCGGCGACTGGGAGCGGGTCAAGCTTGACGTGATGCGGCTGGTGCTGGCGACGAAGTTCCGCCACGGCCGGGCCGAGGCGCCGATGCTGCTGGCGACCGGGGACGCACTGCTGATCGAGGGCACGCTCTGGGGCGACGAGACGTGGGGCGTGAACCTCAAGCAGGGCCGGGCCAACTGGATGGCCAGGCACGAGATCGGCGACATGGTCTGGGAGCCCGGTGAGGGCTGGGAGGACAGCCCCGGCCGCAACTGGCTGGGGACGCTGCTCATGGTGCGCCGCGCCGAGCTGACGTTCCACGCGCGGGACACCCGTGGCCTGCCGGCCATCGAGCGGTCGGTGTTCGACTTCGTCAAGGCGCCGCCGCCGCCTGCCGGCAAGGCGGTCATTGCTTGACCGGCCAGGCAAGACACCCCGCTTGACACCCCCGTCAAGCGGGGTGTATGCTGTGGGGGTACAGCCACCCGAGCCCGGAAAGGGGCCCCCATGGCCACCATCGACCTGCCCGCACTGACCAAGCTCCTCGGCCTGCCCGCCGACCAGCAGTCCGCCGTCGCCTCGTTCGTCGGCGACCCCGACCGCGACTCCTGGACCGAGGCCGAGGCCGCCGAGCTGGTCGAGACCTGGCGGCGCACCTGCGGGAAGCACGGCGTGTACGACTGCGGCGAGTGCCCGGCCGCCTCGGTCAAGTACCCCGACGTCACCGTCCAGCTCACCGGCGTGGACGGCAACGCCATGCTGATCGTCGGCCGCGTCGCCAAGGCCATCCGCCGCGTCCACGGCAACGAGGCGGCCACCGCCTACGTGAACGAGGCGACCAGCGGCAGTTACGACGACCTGCTGCAGGTCACCATGCGCACGGTGGAGGTCGAGTAGTGTTCCCCGGCTTCTGGCGCTACCTCGGCGTCGCCACGCTGCTGTTCCTCATGATCTGGATCGGTGCCCGTCTGGGCATCATCCAGGCCCTGAACCACGGCTGACCACTCGGGGCCGGGCACCTCGCCCGGCCCCGCCCGTTCGACAGGAGACGATCATGGACCCGAACGCCAACCTGGCCCGCCTGCGCGAGTTGACCGACCCCGCCCACGGCTCCCGGCACCTGCTCGGCGACGAGGGCTACATCTTCCAGCTGGTCGACCACGTCAAGGCGCTTGACGAGCACCTGAAGCACGGCGGCTTCCTCCCCAGCGACTGGGCGCCCAAGCCCATGGGCATGGCGACCATCGTCGCGCTGCCCGCCGTGCGCGAGCTGGCGATCCAGGCGATCATCCACCGCTACGAGCTGGACGGCGAGGGGGAGGCCCAGCTGCGCGCCGACGTGCGCGGCGAGCTGGACGCGGCCGTGGCTGCCGCCATCTTCGGCGACTGGGCCACGGTCGAGTGGTGCACCGTCCACGTGCGGGCGGCCCTGCAGCTGCGCCAGCTGAGCGTGGCCGGCTTCGCACCGGCGGGCAGCTGGGCGGCTGTGGCTCACCAGGAGGGCTACACGGGGCACGCGATCGAGCCGGCCGGCGGCAACGACCACGGCCCGGGTTGCTCGCGTGGCTGTACCCTGGACCACGGCACAGGCTGAGTTTTCCCAGCTCAAGGGCGCTTGACGCACACGTCAAGCGCCCTGTATGCTTGGGGGGTACACGAGAGAGCGACCGAGGGAGCGGACATGAACATCCTGGAGATCTTCACCGAGCTGGGCGACAAGGTCTTGGCGCACGTCGGCATCAAGGTTCGCTACTCGGTGCAGGGCAAGGGCAAGGGCGGCTGGTACGACCTCAACCAGGACTGGCCCTCCGCCCAGAAGAACGCCTACAGCGTGACCCGCAGCGTGGCGGACGCCCGCGCGTGGAAGGCCCGCGCCGAGGCCGCGTGGAAGCGCAACG